CAATAAAGATAAATCTCTAACAGATTTGATCCCTCAAAACTGGAAGCAATTGGATTCTAATTGATATGGATAAGAATAAATCAACTTTTAAACTGAAAGGAATTCCTCAGATTTATTATATCAACCTTGATGATAAGGAAGATCGTCGTAGGTATATGGAGGGCCAGTTTGAGTATTGGGGTATTGAAAACTATACCAGAATTTCAGCTTGCGATGGTCGTGATGATGATCTAAGCAGTATTCTCACAGGTCGTTACCCAGAGAATATGAGTTCTGGTGAAATTGGATGTACAACTTCGCATCTTAAGGCCTTAAAGCAATGGCTTGAGACCAGTGATGATGATTATCTAATCATGATGGAAGATGATTGTGATCTTGAGTGTGTTAGACATTGGGGATTCACATGGAAACAATTTGAATCAAAACTCCCATATGACTTTGATGTTATTCAATTAGCAATCATCAATCCACAGCAAGTCACTGTGCGCCTCCATAAGAGGTTTGTAAATGATTTTTCGACTGCCTGCTATTTGATTACCAGACACCATGCTCAGAAACTCGTAAAACTTCATTGTAGAGATGAAAAGTTTAAATTGGATCAAGGTGTTAAACCAAGAGCAGTAGCTGATGATTTGATTTATAACTCTGGAAATACATTTGCTATTCCTTTGTTTCTGTATAAGATTGATCTTGGGTCAGATATCCATGACATTCATATTGATGTATTCCATAAAGGAAGTTATAATGGACTCTGGGATTTTTGGAAAACTTCATCGTCCCAAATAGAAGACTGGAACCCATTCTTTGAATATGATCCGTTCTACGGTACACTCCCACCAGAACAAAATTCTTGACAAAACTTTAGATTTGCTATATACTCTTTGTAACAGTTCTTTACAAATCATTATGACTGTAACAAAAAACGAGTTCGGGCAAATCAATATGTTTGCCAAAGAACCCTCCATGTATATGACTAAAGAAGATCTTGATCGCTATGGTATTGAACCATATGCCGAGAAAGCAGAGAAGGCAAATGGTCGCTGGGCTATGCTTGGGATTATTGCTGGTTCTATTTCTTATGCTCTGACTGGAAATTTGTTCTTTGGTATTGTATAATGGCCGAGTCCATCTTCACCATTACCAGTATTTCATTCTTTGTTCTACTGGCAATTTCTGTTGAAAAACTTTGCGAAACTTACTGATGACTATCTACAGTGTTACTCTCCAATCTCCCGATGGCACCGAAACTAAAATTGAGTGTCCTGATGATCAGTACATTCTTGAGGTAGCTGAGGAGGCTGGTGTTGATCTCCCTTCATCGTGCAAAGCAGGCGCTTGTAGTGCTTGTGCAGGGAAACTTATCTCTGGCACCGTAGACAATGAGGAGCAATCTTTCCTTGATGATGATCAAGTTGAAGAAGGTTGGGTCCTGACTTGTGTAGCATATCCAACTAGTGACTGCACTATTCTAACTGAGCAAGAAGAAAACTTATGATTAATGATATTCCTAAAAGTGATTGGACAAAAAACAAAGATGAGTTTTTTGCCTGGGAAGATAATGGAATCATGGATCGTATCCAAGATTTGATTGAAGCTTTAAACTGGAATAGTGATGATGAAATTGTTGTAGAGATTGGAGGAACTTCGATCTCTGGTATTGATGTTGGTGAAGTGTATAATAAGAAGTGGCAATCACCAATCGGCACTCGTAAAATTAACAAAGATGCATTCATTATCATCAAAAACCAATCCCGTCGCGATCTAACTAAGTCGCAACCAAATCCCGAACTCAAAGGCCATCATGTCAAATAAGTTTTATCTTTTTTCTAAAAAATCCTGTGGTCCATGTGCCTTAGTGGACAAATACTTCAGTTCCATTAAGGTTGATACAAGTATGATCGAAAAGATTGACTTAGAAGACTTTAGTGATGTTCCTATTCCACAGGAAAATCTTGATCTGGCAAAAAAATATGGAGTGACAGCCACTCCTGTTCTTATCGTCACCGATGCTGATGGTATCAAACTAGAAGAAAAAGTTGGTGGTATGGGAATTACTCAGAACATTAAAAGTTTAGTCGAAAAGTATGCCTAATCCAAACCAACTTTGGGAAGACATGGAAAAACTTAATGCCATGTATGAAGAACTATGCTGGGGTCATGATGATGAACTTGTATTCACTCATGAAAACGGTAAAATTGTAATTTTTAATAAAACACAAGATGGAACACAGTCTAATTGAACTCCTCACTTACTATGTGATTGCAGGAGCACTTATTATTGGAGCACCAGCAGTGTTCTTTACTGTTGCTTTTATGCCAGCACTAATGAATACCAAGGGTGCTGTTGTCGGTTACAAAGTTCACCGTGATTATGGTGACACTTCTATCTACGCAAATCTTACTAAGGAGAATTAAAATGAAATTCGGTTGGACACCTGAGGCTGAGATTCTAAATTCTCGTCTCGCCATGCTTGGTTTCGTCATCGCTGTCGGAACCTATGCCACCACTGGCCAAATTATTCCTGGAGTGTGGTGAACTTGACAAAATGTTCAAGTTAAACTATACTAAATAATGAATCGTAACTCAATGTTACGAATTACAACAGATGGGAGATCCCTCAACTACTCGGATCAAATCTGTTGACATCACCCCTGAGGGGTGTTATAATTCACAAAGCGATCGGGAGTCGAACCGATCCATCATCTGCGGGTAATCATTCCGCAAGTAAAAAACGAGGTATTTCAAATGATCAAATCTGTATTCGCAGCAACTGCTGCTCTCTCCATGTCCGCTGGTGCTGCTTTTGCAGGTCCCTATGTCAACGTTGAGACCAACGCTGGTTGGACTGGCGATGACTACACTGGTGCTGCAACCGACCTCCACGTAGGCTACGAAGGTCCCGTAGGCGAGTCTGCTGCCTGGTACGTTCAGGGTGGCCCCACCATCGTTTCTCCTGATGGTGCTGAGTCCGAGACCGAGTTCTCTGGTAAGGTTGGTGCTAGTGTTGCTGTAACTGAGCAACTCGGTATCTATGGCGAACTCTCTGCTATCACCACTCAGCAAGAGTTCGATGATCTAAACGTCGGCGGTAAGCTTGGCGTCAAGTACAGCTTCTGATTCACTGAATCTGTGCTATAATGAGGGGGACTTCGGTCCCCCTTTTTAATGCTTAAAATTATTTTTCATCCAGTCACTCAATTTAATCTTTTGATTGTAGGAATCTTCATTTTAATAGGAGCAGTGCATAATCATGCACATCAAAGGATGGAAATTGATGTTCATGGATATGTTCGACAATATTGTAGAAACAATCTAAAAGTATGTAAATCATATGTTGACAATAACTACTGATTTACTATCATACATAGTATAGTCCTTTTTTATTATTCCCATGTCTGAATTTCCAAAGGATTGGCGATATGCTCCAGAAAGAATGCAACTTAGGGCTGCAGTATTTCGTGCCTTAAGTCATCATTTAAATGATCACTGTCGAGCAGTTTACGAGTTCTGTCATGACTGGGTAAGTCAAGGCAATACCAACGTAGACAATATCGAATCACACTTCGAAAAATATTTAAGAGAAGTTCATGAAGAATCTGTTTACAAATTGGAAAAATGCCTTGAACTCAACCCTAATTGGTACTTGCCTATTAGGGATGAATCCAGTACTAGCTGAACCAACCAGGGGTTATTACACCATGGATGCCATGGGTTGTATGATTCTCCAGGAATGTACTGATGGTGTAAAAGAAGTATTTTCTTTATTGGATATTTCTTCTGAATATGAAGATCCAGAAAAGTTTACTACTATTGCCGATGAATTCAACTACATGTTAGTTTTACTGAATCAAGTTGGTAATAAAGTATATCTTGCGGATTCTAAATATTTTCCACCAGGTCACCGTGGTGTTTACCATACGGTTTCTAATAACTTCTATCTGAATAAAGCATTCATGCACAGACCATCTACACTGATGGCCGTTATGAGACATGAAGGATGGCACGCTGCTCAAGATTGTATGGCAGGTTCTATCAAGAACTCTATGATTGCTATTATTATGCCCGAAGAAGATGTTCCTTCATACTGGGCTGAAATTGCAAAAGACACATATCCAACATCATCACTTCCATGGGAACGTGAAGCAATGTGGGCTGGTCATACTGAGGGCATGACAGCACATGCATTAGAAGCTTGTGCCACAGGTAGGATGTGGGATTTCTATGAACCAACACCGATGACTAGAGAATGGCTTGAGGAGAATGGTTATATTAAATAAATATCATAGCCTCACCTCTTTTTAAATGACAGAATCAAATCTGAAGAAAAAAGAGGATACCAAAAAGGATAACAAGTTTGATTGGGCGGATGAAGGTGTTTCTACCTTTGTCCGTGTTCTTATTTTGGGCTGGTCTGCAGCAATTTTGACTTTAAATTATGTCACTATTCCTGGTGTCCCTCAAAAGAATATCGATCCAACTTTTATTGCCAGCGTTTTTACTGGGACTCTAGCCACATTTGGGGTTGTTCCTGCTAAAAAGAAAGAAGAACCTACTGTAAAAGAGGAAAAGAAAGATGCAAAAGTTGATTAATACTATTGCTCTACTATCTGGTCTTGTATCACTCGGAGTTATTGGTGGTGGAACTTATCTTTACATGAATAAAG